ATATTCCACGCTGACGCTGGATGCAGAGAATGAGGTACATACCGCAGAGGAAATGCGCAGAGTGCGCGACAACCTTGTGCGCCGCATGCAGTATCACTATCCGGAGGCCAAAATCGTCGCTTTCTACGGAAGAGGAAAAACAACCAATCGATTCCATTTGCACCTGGTAACAGAGGGGATCCCGGAAGAAGCCATCGGCAGGCTTTGGGGGCTCGGCAGCGTGATCGAGGTTCGGCACCTGCGAAAGCACAACTATTATATAGATGAGCAAGGAAACAAGGTAGACCACGGCCAGGACTACACAGCACTTGCCAGTTACCTGCATGCGCACTGGAGAAAAGAATTCGGCGGCCACCGGTATAAGGCGACGCGAAATTGTATCCGCCCCGAGCCGGAACCGGCAACCGAGGCCGTGCGCGAGTACAGCCAAAAGCATCCGCCCGTCGCCCCGCGCGGCTATATCCTCGTCGAGGCCCGGGCGACAAAGTACGGGTATCAATATTATAAGTATGTAGTCGATCCAAGATCAGAGCACAAGCGGAACGGGAGCCGCTTAAATTAAACCTTGTATATGCGTAAGGTTTTAGAACGAAGCAGGAAGGAAGTGGGAAAGTGTCGAAACCGAGATACTGGTGGTACGGAAATGTATGCCGCACCATCGGCGAATTCCCGAAGCTGGACAGACAGGTTCGGGACATGAGCCGTCAGAAGATCACGCCGGGGTATTCTGCACAGCCGGGCGGACATTCCTCCGGGCGCGCCGTCGAAGATATCGCTGTGCGCGTTTTATCTTCGCGGGAGTACGAGGACTATGCTGCCGTGCAAGCCGCGATCAATACCGCGCAGACATGGCGGGACGGAGCCGACGTGCTGGAGGTCGTGCGACTGCACGCATGGATCTGGCCGAGGGAAAGCCTGGAATCCGCCGCGCGCCGGGTGCATGTCAGCCAGTCAACAGCCAAGCGCATGTACAGCCGTTTTGTATACGAAGCGGCACGGGAGCTTGGCTATCGCCAAAATTGAGCCAACAGGGCCAAAAAAATGTGCTACAGTGATAGCGTGAAGAATTGAAGGGAACAGGATGCAGCCATGGGCCGCGCGATTTTACGCATCCACGCGCTGGAAGAAATGCCGCGCCGGGTATATCAAGTTCCGCCGGACCATCGACGGCGGCCTCTGCGAAGAGTGCCGGGACAAGCCGGGCTATATCGTCCACCACAAGCGGGCGCTCACGCCGGACAACATCACCGACCCGGACATCAGCCTGTCCTACTCCAACCTCGAGTTCGTCTGCAAGGACTGCCACGATCAGTTTGACGGGCACGGCGTCGCAAAATCTCTGACGCAAAAAATTTTCTTCGACGCCGCCGGAGACCCGATCCCCCCGTCGCGCGAGGCCGGGGCGCCGGCTGAATCACCGCACGCCCTACCTCGGAAGAATACGCAGGCCGTTCGCGAGGCCCCCCTACAAAAGCGCGGCGATAAGTAATCTACGCGCACGCGCGGACAGACGGCAAAAATCACGCGAAAAGGAGGCGTTTTCTGTGGCGAATCAGCGGGAAAAAACCAAAGAACAGCGGATCCGCGCGGAGAAAGCGCGCCTGAAAAAGCTTTACCGGAATCTGCCGAAGGAAGCGGCCGGGACTGTCGCAGGCCTCATCGATCAGGCAGCATTTATGCGCATCGAGTGCGAGGATATGGCGGACGACCTGCGGGAAAACGGCTGGACGGAGAAATTCCAGCAGTCGGAGCGGCTCGAGCCATATGACCGCGCCCGGCCCATCGGGCAGGCATACAACTCGACAAACGCGAACTACCAGAAGATCGTCAAGCAGCTCACGGCGCTCCTGCCGAAGCCAGACACCGCGCAGAAGCAGGAGGACGACGGCTTCGGCAGCTTCGTCCGGGAGCGTGACGAGGCATGAAGCTCACGCGCTACCCGGAGACCTACAACCCCATCCTCGAGTATTGGGACGCGATCCAGTCGGGCCGCGAGACTGTCAGCCTGAAAGTACAGAAGACCTACCGGCACGTGGTGGAGCAGCTGGGAAACACAGATTCCGAGTTTTACTACTCGCCGCGCCGCGCCAACCACGTCCTCGAGTTTTTTGAGAACTACTGCCACCACTCCAAGGGCAAAGCGGGAGGCCAGCTCGTCAAGCTGGAGCTCTGGGAAAAGGCGCTGCTCGCGACTGTCTTTGGGTTTATCGACATCGAGGGAAACCGGCAGTACCGCGAGGCCATCCTCATTGTCGGAAAGAAAAACGGCAAGTCGCTGCTGGCATCAGGCGTCGGCCTGTATTTACAGCTGGCGGACGGCGAGGCTGGCCCAGAGGTCTACGCCGTCGCGACCAAGCGCGACCAGGCGAAGATCATCTGGCAGGAAGCAAAGCGCATGGTGCAGAAATCACCGGCGCTGCGCAAACGGACGCGCTGTCTGGTCGGCGCGGTGTACAGCGATTATAACGACGGCGTATTCAAGCCGCTATCCTCGGACAGCGACACGCTCGACGGCCTCAACATCCACGGCGCGATGATGGACGAGGTCCATCAGTGGAAAAATGGCAGACCGTTGTACGACATCATTGCCGACGGCGATCAGGCCCGCGCGCAGCCGCTGCGATTTATCACCTCCACCGCCGGCACCATTCGAGAAGACATCTACGACGAAAAATACGAAGAGGCCGAGCGCATCATCAACGGCTACGAAGATCCGGACGGGTACCACGACCCGCGCCGGATCGCGTTTATTTACGAGCTCGACAAGCGCAGCGAGTGGACGGACCCGGACTGCTGGAAAAAGGCAAATCCGGGCCTCGGGACGATCAAGTCCTACACGGCCCTCAAAGAGCGGGTCGAGCGGGCGGAGAAAAACCCGGCCCTCGTCCGCAACCTCGTCTGCAAGGATTTCAACATCCGCGAGACCTCCAGCGAAGCCTGGCTCAACTTTGAGCAGCTGGACAACCGCGACACCTTCCAGCTCGACAAGGAAAAACGCCGCCTGATCTGGCAGCACCACATGGCGGACGGCCAGACGCAGGAGCGTATCCTGTCCTACCCGCGCTACGGCATCGGCGGCGCGGACCTCTCCAAGACCACCGACCTGACGGCGGCGAAGGTGCTGTTTCAGGTGCCGGAGCTGCCGGATATCCTGTTTGTGCTGCAGATGTACTGGCTGCCGCAGGATCTATTGGAAAAGCGCGTCACGGAGGACAAGATCCCATACGACAAGTGGCATGAGCGCGGGCTGCTCCGCCTGTCCGAGGGGAATAAGATCCGCTATGAGGACGTCAAAGCCTGGTTCGTCGAGGTGCAGGAAGACCTCGATATTTTTATACCCTTTATCGGCTATGATGCGTGGTCGGCGTCTTACTGGACGGACAGCATGGCGGACTACTTTGGAGCAGAGGCCATGATCCCAGTGCATCAGGGCGTGAAAACATTGTCCGAGCCGATGAAGCGATGCGGGAATGATCTGGAGTCCAAGCGGATCATCTACAACAACAACCCGATTGACAAGTGGTGCATGGCAAACACCGCCTACGACGAGGACAAAAACGGCAATATCCAGCCGCACAAAACGAGCAAGTCCACGCGCCGCATTGACGGAACGGCGGCCCTGCTCGATGCCTACACGATCTACGATCAGAAGCAGGCAGAATACACAAGTATGCTCTAGGAGTGAGACAATGGGATTTTTTAAAAACCTCCTGACGAATATCACGACAACCAAGCGCGTTTCAACCGTGCAGATGGTGCAGGAGCGCGGGAATGGCTTTTACAGTTACAACGGCAAAATGTATCAGTCCGACATCGTCCGCGCCTGCATCCGGCCGAAGATCAAGGCCATCGGCAAGCTGACGGCCAAGCACATAAGGGAAACGGTCACGGCCTCGGCGCGGAAGCTCGCCGTAAATCCGGAGCCGTACATCCGCTTCCTGCTCGAGGAACCGAATCAGTATATGACGGGCCAGCTGCTGCAGGAGAAGCTGGCCGCGCAGCTGGTCCTCAACAACAACGCCTTCGCCGTGATCCTGCGGGATGAAAACGGCCTGCCGAACGCCATCTTCCCAGTCGCGGCCATGCAGGCCGACGCCGTTTACGACGCAGGCGGGAATCTGTACCTGAAATTTTATATGCAGAACGGCAACGTCCTGACGTTTGCATACGACGATGTGATCCACCTGCGTGGGGATTTTTACGAAAACGACATTTTCGGCGATCCCATTGCTCCGGCCATTGTGCCGCTGATGGAGATCGTCACAACGACGGATCAGGGCATCGTCAAGGCCATCCGAAACAGCGCCGTGATTCGCTGGTTGCTGATGTTCGCCGCGTCCATGCGCCCGGAGGACGTGAAGCAGCGCGCGCAGGATTTCGCGGACAGTTTCCTGAACGTGACTAACGGCACGGGCGTCGCGGCCGTAGACGCAAAGGCAGAGGCAAAGCAGATTGACCCCAAGGATTACGTCCCAAACGCCGCTCAGATGGACAAAACCACGCAGCGCATTTACGCCCTGTTTAACACGAACCCGCATATCGTCACGTCCATTGCGACGGAGGATGAACAGAGCGCCTATTTTGACGCCGAGATCGAGCCGGTTTTAAAGCAGCTGAGCGGAGAATACACCCGCAAACTCTTTTCCAGGCGCGAACGCGGCTGCGGCAACCGCATCGTCTTCGAGGCGTCCGCGTGGGACTTCGCGTCGACCTCGACGAAATTAAACCTTTTGCAGCTGGTCGACCGCGGTGCGCTGACGCCGAACGAGTGGCGGCGTGCGTTTAACCTTGCGCCGGTCGACGGCGGAGACAAGCCCATCCGCAGACTCGACACGCAGCCGGTAGACCGAAATACCACGCAGAAAGGAGATGAAACCACATGAAGATCAGCATTCGCGGGCCCATCGTATCCAGCAATCGACACCGCCTCTATCAGTTTTACGGAATGGAGGCGACGAGCCCGAGATCCGTAGCGGACGCGCTTGCCAAGGGAAACGGCGAGCGGGCCGAAGTCGAGATCAATTCCGGCGGCGGCGAGATCTTCGCCGCAAGCGAGATCTATACCGCCCTGCGCAGCTACGCAGGCGGCGTGATCGTCCGCATCGTCGGACTCGCAGCTTCGGCCGCGTCCATCATCGCCATGGCGGGCGAGTCGGAAATGACGCCAACCGGCATGATGATGATCCACAACGTCCAGACCGAGGCCAGCGGCGATTACCGCCAGATGGAGCACACCGCAGGGACGCTGCGCGACGCCAACCACGCCATTATCTCGGCCTACGTCGCCAAGACCGGCAGGCCGGAGGCGGAGATCGCCGCCATGATGGACGCAGAAACATGGATCACAGCGGAGCGGGCCGTAGAGCTCGGCCTCGTTGACCGCGTGATGCAGCCGGATACCGGCCAGAAGCCGCTGGCAGCGGATTTTTATTCCGGCATGCTCAGCGAAGACGCGCTCCGGCGCGCGGAAAACTTTTTAAAAGGTCAGGCCGTAGAGCCTGATCTTTTTATGCCCGAACGGGCGCAGGCAGAAGCAAAACTGAAATTTTTAAAACTCAAAGGAGAATTGAAATGACGAAGGAAATTTACAACATCCAGCGCCAGAAGCTCATGGACGACGCCCAGAAGCTGCTGGACGAAAGCAAGACCGCAGAGGCGCAGGCCAAGATGAAGGAAGTCGAGGCCCTCGACGCCAAGTTTGAGGAGGAAGCAAAGATCCAGGCGAACCTCAACGCCCTTGCGGGCCAGAAGGTCGCGGCCCCGGCCGCGGCCGCGCAGTCCGTCGACCTGTACGGCCAGAAAAAGGCCGAGGACGTGATCAACCGCTACGATACCCCAGAGTACAAGGTGGCCTTTATGAACTACGTGCTGAAGGGCACGCAGATCCCGCAAGAGCTGACCAACACGGACGCGAACACCAAGACCTCCGACGTCGGCGCAGCCATCCCGACCACGACGCTGCAGAAGATCTACGAAAAGATCGAAGCGACCGGCATGATCCTGCCGCGCGTGACGCACACGTCCTACAAGGGCGGCGTGACCGTTCCGACCAGCTCGGCCAAGCCGACGGCCTCCTGGGCTGCCGAGGGCACAGGCTCCGACAAGCAGAAGAAGGCGCTCGGCTCCATCACATTTGCATACCACAAGCTGCGCTGCGCGATCTCCATGTCGCTCGAGGTGTCCATCGTGACCTACCCGATGTTCGAGTCGCAGTTCGTCGCCAACGTCGCCGAGGCTATGGTAAAGGCCGAGGAGCAGTCCATCATCAGCGGCTCCGGATCCGGCCAGCCGAAGGGCATCACCAAGGAGACTGCGCCGACCGGCCAGAACATCGACATCGCCGCCGCAACGACCGCGCTGGCATACGCCGATCTGGTCAAAGCAGAGGCCGCGCTGCCGCAGGCTTACGACGCAGATGCCGTCTGGTGCATGTCGAAGAAGACCTTCTTCGAGCAGATCGTCGGCATGGTGGACGACAAGAAGCAGCCCGTCGCCCGCGTCAACTATGGACTCAGCGGAAAGCCGGTCTACTCGCTCTTTGGCCGCGAAGTCGTCCTCGTCGGCGACTATCTGCCGTCCTTCACGGCGAGCGTGACCGCGGACACGATCTTTGCGTTCATTTTCAATTTCAAGGACTACCTCTGGAACGAAAATCTGGGCATGACCTTCCGCAAGTACACCGACAACGCGACCGACGACGAGGTGACCGTCGCGCTGGCGCTCGTCGACGGCAAGTGTGTCGACGCGAACAGCCTCGTCACGCTGACCAAGAAGAAAGCCTGACGGCGCGCGGCCAACAGGGAGGGATGACCATTGGCTTTGATCAACGTTGCAAAAACCGCCCTGCGGCTAACCACAAACGCCCTTGACGACGAGCTCAAAGACGAGATCGACGCCTGCCTCATGCGCCTGCACCTTGCGGGCGCAGAGGGAGCGAACGAAGATCCGCTGGTCAAGGACGCCATCCGCGCATACGTCCGCTGGCAGCATGATTTCTGCGGCCGGGGCGAGGAATGGAAGACCTGCTTTGCAGATATCCGCGACGCCATGGGACTCTCGGACGATTACCGGGCAGTCCCGGCCAGCGGCGGAACAGGAGGCGCGTGCTGTGATCTTTGATACGCAAATCACGCTGCGCCTGTTCTCCTACCCCATCGTAAACGGCCAGACGACGGAAAAACTCGAGCGGGAGACCACCGTCTGGGCTGCCCGCAAGTCCGTAAACCGCGCCGAGTATTATCAGGCCGCGCAAGCCGGCAAGCGCACGGACGCAATTTTCCGGATGCACAGCAAGGAATACGGAGGCGAGCAGCAGCTTGTCTGCGGCTCCGACGTCTTTGACGTCGTTCGCAGCTACGGGCAGGAAACAGAGGAAATCGAGCTGACCTGCAAACGGAGGGACGGCGCATGATGATCTATGAGGCGCTATCAAGCCTGGGCGTTCCGGTCTGCCATCCGCCATACAAGGGCGCGAAGGAAACATACATCACATATCAGCTGCTCGGCCAGTCCGGCCAGATCTACGCCGAGGGCGGAGAGGCCGAGACCGGCGTGCAGTACGCCGTTTCCATCTTTGCCGAGGGCTTTGCCGCCGGGCTTTTAAAGCGCGTAAAAGCCGCGCTGGAGGCAGCAGGCTACATCGCGACCGTCGACATGGAAACATACGACAAGGAAACAGGCCGCACGCAGATCGCGCTCATCGCCGAAACGGAGGGCGCGGAGTATGGCTAACATCTCTATCACCGGCGCAGACGAACTCATGGCCACGCTCCAAAAAGCGAATGTCTTTGATGAGGATATGCAGAAGGAGCTCCTGTACGCCGCCGGGGATATCATCGTCGAGGAGCTGCAAAATGCCGTCCGGGCGAGCGGGTTCCGCACGGAAGCCTACGCCTCCAGCGTGAAATACCGCAAAACCATCAAGCAGGACAAAAACGGAGATCCGTATATCACCATCACGGCAGTTGGCAAAAACGAGCACGGAACGCGCAGAGCGACCGTGCTTTTTGTTTTGAATTACGGCCGCAGTGCGGAATACGGAAAAATCGACGGGACTTATTTCTGGACAAAGGGTGTCCGCAGCGCGCAGAAGCGCGTGAACGCGGAACTCGAAAAAATCCTTACACAAAAGCTGAAAGAAAGGGGCTTACTGTAATGCCTAGTTTTGACTTACGCGGCATCCGGGCGGGAAAGTATAAAAACACGTCCGGCACCGTGACCTACACAGAGCCGACAGACGTCGGCGACGCCATGAGCGCGCAGCTGGAACTCAAGTTCGCCGAGGGTCGCCTGTACGCAGAATCCAAACTTGCCGAGTATATCAAGCTTGCCACCGGCGGCACGATCTCGCTGGCTGTCAAGTACATCAAAAGGGCCGCACAGGCGATGTTCTACGGCTGCACATCCGATACGAGCAAGGAAAATCTGAAATTCTCGGCCAAGGACATCGCAAACTATGTCGGCGTCGGCTTTTACGCGCCGGATAAGATCGACGGTGTGACCAAATACACCTGCGTGTGGGTGCCGAAGGTGCTGTTCGGCCCGCCCTCGCTATCCTACCAGACCAAGGGCGAGAACATCCAGTTCAACACGCCGACGACGACAGGCGAATTCCTCGCAGACGATTCGACCGACGAGTTGCTGCTTGAGACCGAGACCGTCGACACCGCGGCGGAGGCCGTTGCCTGGATCAAGGGAAAGTTGGGTGAGACCTGATGGAAACAACTAAGCTGAAGACCGTCGACTACGAATTCGAGGGCCGGGTATACCGGCTCTCCTGCAACATGAACGTCATCGCCTACGTGCAGGAAGAGTACGACGGGAATCTTTTTCAGGCGCTTGACAGGGTCCGCGGGATCAAAAGCACGCTGGCCTTTCTGTCCGGTATGCTGACAGACGCTGCCGACTCGCAGGGGATCAAGGATGAAAACGGCCTACCGCTGGTATTCACCCGGAAGCAGCTGGGGCGCAAGCTCTCGCTGACGCAGACCATCGAGGCCGGGAAACTGATCTATCCGCTGGTTCGTGCAGAGATCATGAAGGAGACGGAAACTGACGAGAACGCGCCGAACGACGAGAAAACGCCGGACGACAAAAAAAACTGACACAGCCGGGGGAACCAAAGCAGCTGGGCTTTGATTTCCCCGGCTATCTCGCAATCTGGCTCTTCCGGCTGCATCTGCCGGAGCGGGATTTCTGGAAAACCATGAGCCCGCACCGCCTGACGCTCCTGCTGGACGCGCTGGAGCCGCCAAAAAAGCCGGAAGAGCCGCAGAGCCTCTCGGCCTACATCAACGGAGGCACGTAATATGCCCAACATCAACACAAGATTTACGCTTTCGGGCGAAAAAGAATACAAACAGGCCATTTCCGAGATCGGAAGCGGCATGAAAGTGCTGGACGCTGAAATGCGGAAAGTAACGTCTGCGTATGGGAAAAATGCAGACAGCGCAAAGCTGCTAGGGCAACAGAATAATGTACTGCAACGGCAGATCAATTTGCAAACAGAAAAGATCCGCTATATGCAGGAGGCTCTGAAAAACTCCGTAAAAAAAACGGGAGAATCCAGCAAAGCTACAATGGCGTGGCAGGCCAGCCTGCAAAACGCAACAGCGAAACTGAACGATCTAAATAACCAGATGCGCGAAAATGAACAGCGCATGAATGGGGAGAAGGAACGCAAATACCGGGAGAATATCGAACGGCTCAGCGCAAGCATGGACGTGCTGGACGCCGAGATGCGGAAGGTATCGGCAAAATATGCGGATAACGCAGAATCAGCAGAACTTTCGGCGGCGAAAACGGACCTGCTAACCCAAAAAATAAGCCTGCAGTATGACAAAATCGATAACCTGAAAGCTGGGCTCGAAGAAGCCGCAGAAAATTACGGATCAAACGCAGAGGAAACGCTGCGCTGGGAAAAAGAACTCAATAACGCGGAAGCCGAGCTTTACAAGCTGAACGGGCAGCTGAAAAACAACACAGAGCAAGTAGAAGATACGACCACCGCAACTGAGGACGCCGGGCAGAGCATGGGCAACCTCGGCGACGTGGTGAACGGACTGACGTCCAAGCTCGGCATTCAGCTGCCGGACGGCATGAAGTCCTCCATGAACGCCATGGGGAGCCTCGATACACAGTCGCTGGCGCTGGCGGGCGGCTTCGCTGCCGTCGCAGCGGCGATCATCAAGGCAGAAAAAGCCATGATCTCCATGACGAAGGAGTCCGCCGCCTTTGCCGACAACATCATCACGCTTTCCATGCAGACCGGGCAATCAACACAGCAACTGCAGGAGTTTGCCTATGCGTCCGAGCTGATCGACGTATCCGTAGACACCCTGCAGGGAAGCCTGACAAAGCTGACCAACAACATGCAGGACACGATGAACGGCACGGGCAACGCGAAGGCATCCTTTGATAAGTTGGGCGTTTCCGTCATCAATGCCGTTGACGGAAGCATGCGCAGCGCGAACGACGTTTTCTACGAAACGATTGATGCGCTCGGGCAGGTAAAAAACGAAACCGAGCGGGATGCAATGTCCATGGACATTTTTGGCCGCTCGGCGCAGGATTTAAATCCTCTGATTATTCAGGGCTCGAAAACTCTAAAGGAATACGCAGACGAGGCGCACAACGTCGGGTATGTGCTCGACGACGAGGCGCTTTCTGCCCTCGGCGCGGTAGACGACGCATACCAGCGCCTGCAAAAGACGCAGGAAGGCGTCAAAAACCAGCTGTCCGCCGAATTCGCCCCGTACCTCGAAGAATTCTACGGCGACGTGACCACCATGGTAAAGGACGGCGGCAAGGCGCTCAAGGACTCCGGCATTGTCGACTCGTTCGGCATGCTGCTGGATACCGTAGGAGATATCCTGAACCCTATGTCCGATCTTTCCAATAACCGCGTCCCGGCGCTGACCAAGGCATTGCAGCCACTCGCAAAGGTAATGGCGCTCATGGCCGACGCGGCGGAGCTTTTAAAAGGCGTTATCAACTTCAGCACCGGCCACATCAGCGAGGGCTGGGGACAGATGACGCACGCGCTCGGTTTCGGCTACTCCAGCGGAAACGGAAACAACTACCAAAATCTGCTCGACAGCTACACAGAGCAGCAGTGGGGGCAAAGCGCGGCAGACCTCTCCAAAGCCTACGAGGACGCAATCGCCCGCGGCGATCCGTCCACCATCGGCATCACGGAGGACGAATGGATACGCCGCTATCTGGGCGGCAACGCCGCCGGCACGGACAACTGGAGAGGCGGCTGGACGCGGGTGAACGAAAACGGGCTTGAGCGGATCTTCCTGCCGTCCGGCTCCCGCATCCAGACAGCCAGCGAAACGCGCTACACCTCCGGCGATACCTACAACACAACCGTCTACGTTGATCATGTGGACGACCTCGACACCATCCTCCGCATCGCCAAAAACGCACGCATCACAGCCAGAATGGGGGCGAAGTAAATGGCAACCTTTACAGTACCGGCGAGTGGATCAACAGCAGTCGCGAAAAACTATCCGAACACGAACTTCTCGGATCTTACGCAATACAAGTTGTTTGTGGAGCCGTTTACAAACCATTCCGGAACGTTCGGAGGGTGGGACAACATACTACTGAAATTCGGAGAACCGGCAGCAGCGTACAAGTACAAACGCATTACAAAGGTTAAGCTTGTGCTATATGCAATGCCAACGAAAGGAATCTTGGGGAGCTGGGGGGCGGCGTATATATCAGCCTATGCGCTCGGACTGAAAGAACCGCTTGATGTAAGTACGGCGACATATGCGACGCAGCCGCAGCAGTTGAACGATGGATCAACAAGCGGGTCGGCAAGTTGGAACGAACTCAATAAAGTTGTACAGGCGCAGGTGACATTCACAATGTCGCAATACAATGCAGCGGAGAAGAATGGACTTGAGCACGGTCTGCGCAACGGCTTTTTGTTTGCTTTTATAACGGGCAGAGAAGGACACGCATCAGAGGCAATTTTTTATGGTGCAAAGTCATCATACAAACCATTCCTTGAGTGCGAATACTCTAATGATAATGTAGGAATAAAGGCGGAGAATTTCGCACCGTCGTCAGGGGCTTTTGTAAACAGAACGCAAAAAAATACATTTACATGGGATACCACTGACGACACAGATCTCACACAGACGTGCTTCGCGGAGATAAAACAAACATCCGCTGTTTTTGAGTGGCGCGTAAAAAACGCAAGCACATCAAAAACGATAAGCGTATCTGGCTCGACGACCTCTTGCACGGTACCGGCAAACACATTCCCGTCCGGGACGCTCGAATGGCGCGTAAAGGTGACGGCAAACAGCGGCACGACAACGACGTCCGCATGGCAGGAGATCACGACAACAGACGTTACCCCGACGGCCAAGCCCGTCTCCCCTTCTGGCATCGTCATCGACGCGACAATCGCCAACCGCTTCTCGTGGCAGCACATCATTTCCACCGGCACGCCGCAGAGCAAGGCGGATCTGCAATGGTCCGCCGACGGCAAGACCTGGAAAACGCTCGCGACCGTCACCGGCGAGAATCAGTATTATGACGTGCCCGCGAACAAATTCACAAGCGGGACGAAATACTGGCGCGTGCGCACCTACAACACAGACGGCACACCGTCAGAATGGAGCGACAAGGCAGAGTTTATCGCCATCAACGCACCGTCCGCACCGTCCATCGTGATCCAGTCCACCGGCCCGCGCCCGCGCATCACCTGGCAGACCTCCGAGCAGGAAGCCTATCAGCTGACGCTCTCCAGCGGCTACGCCTCCGGAACGGTCTACGGCACAGAAAAGGCCTGGCGCTCGCCGGTCTACCTCGCAGACGGCAGCTATACCGTTCGCGTGCGCGTGCAGAACAAGTACGGCATGTGGTCCGAGTGGAGCGCAGCCGCGCTCCCCGTTTCGCACACCGAGGGCGAGGCGATCACACTGTCGGTCGACGCGGGCCATGAGGCCGCGCTGACGTGGCAGACCGCAGGCAGCTATGATTTTTACCTGATCGAGCGGGACGGCATCGCCATCGCCCGCACCGCGCAGAAGCAGTACGTCGACCATACCAGCATCGGCAGCGTGACCTACCGCGTCCTCGGCTGTTACGCAGACAGCGACAACTACGGCGTGTCCAATTCCGACACCGTCGAAATTCTGCCGGAGACCAACATGATATGCGATCTGGAAACCGGTGTCTGGCTGGAAATGCGCCTGTCCGAAACGCAGCTGCGAACCAACCGAACCAGTTTCTCGGCCGGGGTCTCCACGGTCCATCTGGCCGGTCTGGCCTATCCCATCGAGGAGCGCAGCGAGCAGCGCGACCGCGCCCTGTCCGTTGCCTGCGCCTGGCCGCACGCGCAGCGGGCCGCCGCCCTCGCGCTGGAGGCCCTTGTGGGCCGCCTCGTCTGCCTCAAGGACCATTACGGAAATATGGCCATCGGTACGCTTCCGTCGCTGGAGAGCAACATCGACGAGTTTATGCGCCGCTACGCCTTTACCGTCTCGCACACCAACCGGGAGGAGGCGATCACACTTGACCCGTGACGTAAGCTACCGCATCGACGTGCTCCGGAACGGTGCGCCCCTCACGCAGCTGCAATGGGATACCGGAAGCCCGCCGCAGATCATGAGCGACCGCGCCGCGAACATCCACGGCACGCTCAAGGGCAGCTTTCTTCCCAATGACGTAGCGGCGTGGGAATCGGACGAGCTGCGGCCATGGATCATCGTAAACGGGACGGAGCACTCTCTCGGCATCTATCAGGCTGCGACCGTCAGCCAAAAAGGAAGCGCGGGCAGCACGCGCGTAGAGATCGAAGCCTACGACCGCTGCTGGCGCGTGTATACGCAAAAAACCGAGACGATCCTGCATCTTGCCGCTGGCTCGTCGTACATCACCGAGATCCGCAAGCTGCTGACAGCCTGCGGCATCTCGCTCGTGATCGCAACGCCGAACGCCGCTGTGCTGGCGACAGACCGCGAAGACTGGCCAATCGGCACAAGCTACCTGACGATCATCAACACGCTGCTCTCGGAGATCAACTATGAAAGCCTCTGGTTTGATGCGGACGGCGTGTGCAGGCTCGAACCGTATCAGGAGCCGTCCGCCGCCATCATCGACTGGCGCTACGGCGTGACGGACCTGTTTCTCCCGGAGAAACATCCGGGGCCGGACTGGTCGGACGAAACGGATATCTTTGACGCGCCGAACATCTTCATCGTGACCTGCAACAACCCGGACATGGACGCGGCCATGGTGGCGACGGCCGTCAACGACAATCCGGCCTCCAAGAAATCCACCTTCAAGCGCGGCATGCGCATAACCTCCGTCGAGCGGGTAGACAATATCGCCTCGCAGGACGAATTGCAGGCCTACGCCGACAAGCGCCGCAACGAGTCGCTGCTTGCTACGCGCGCCATTACATTTTACACGCTCAATGAGCCGGGGCACGGCGTCGGCGATATCCTCGCCCTGACGCACGACGAAATCGGCGGAATTTACCTCGAAACCGGCTGGTCGGTCACGCTGCAGGCCGGAAGCCTCATGACACACTCTGCAAAAAGGACGGTGATCGCATAATGGAGGGCATAGACAGCCTGTTTGTGACGAATATCGAGATGCCGGACGAGAATCTGCCGGAAGCCTTTCTTGCGACCGTCGGCGCGGTCTACGAAGACGGCCTGTCCCTCATTTTTGAGGGGCAGACCGAAGCCACGACAAAGCATTACAAGTGCAACACGTCGGCCACCTTCGCCGCGGGAGACCGCGTCAAGGTCGCGCGGATCTCCGGCAGTTATATCGTCGAGTACGTCGTAGGCCCGCCGGGCAGCGGCGGAGGAACAACGGAAACACCATATGCGCTACAGCGTGGAGATAACGGGATCTACGTCGACCCAACCAGAAACATGCTGCTGCCGATGGTGCCACCAATGACGTTCGGAGCGTACAACCAATATTTTGGATCGATGTATGGGCGTGCGATATATCTGTGCTATAACGCCGCAACCAGAGGCGTTATAGACGTAACAAGCACAGGAAAAATCCGCGTAAACGGAACGACGATAGGCTAGGAGGCGAAATAACATGATCCAGATCCACATAAACAAAGCCTGCGCGCATCTGTGCTCGCCGCCGGAGCTTCTGACGGCGGGCATGGCGAAGGCCGTCAGCGTCGAATTCGCGTTTTCATCCGACTGGGACGGGCTGACGAAGATCGCCGTCTTTACAAACGGCAGGGCCACCATCGACGTACTCCCGGCGAAATGGGATGGCGATACCGTGACCGTCCCGCCCGAGATTCTCGCCGTGGCGGGGCGCTATGCCCGCGTCGGCGTGTACGGCACGAACGCCTCCGGCGTCGTCCTCCCGACCGTCTGGGTGACGCTCGGCAAGGTGCAGCCTGCGGCGGAGCCGTCCGGCGACCCATCGACTGACCCCACGCTCCCCGTCTGGGCGCAGCTGCAGGAGATCATCGGAGATCTCGCCGACCTCACCACCAAAGCCAAAAACAATCTGGTAGCCGCGATCAACGAAGCGGCGAAGACCGGCAGCGGCGGCGCTGGCTCCATCGACCTGCGCACCGCAGACGGCTACATCCAGTATTCCAACGACGGCGGCGCGACGTGGGAAAACCTGATCGCCCTCGCTGACCTCAAAGGCGAGAAGGGCGAAAAGGGCGACACCGGCGCGACCGGCCCGCAGGGCGAACCCGGTGAGCGGGGGCCGCAGGGCGAGACAGGCCCGGCAGGCCCTCAAGGCGAGACAGGCCCGGAAGGCCCGGAAGGCCCGAAGGGTGCGACCGGCCCCGCAGGCCCGGACGGCGCTCCAGGCAAAGACGGAAGCCCCGGCAAGGACGGAGCCGACGGCGCGCCCGGGCAGGACGGCTTCAGCCCCTCCGCATCCGTGGCCGAAACCGGCACCGGCGCGACAATCACCATCACCGACAAAACCGGCACGACGACCGCTGAGATCAAAAACGGCAAGGACGGCGCACCGGGAAAAGCCGGCACGAACGGCAAGGATGGAGCACCCGGCGCAGACGGCACGACATTCACGCCGTCCGTCTCCGCTGCGGGCGATCTGAGCTGGACGAACGACGGCGGCAAGGCCAACCCCGCGCCCGTCAACCTCAAAGGCCCGCAGGGCGAAACCGGCCCAACTGGGCCGCAGGGCGAAACCGGCCCGCAAGGCCCCACCGGCGCGACCGGCCCGCAGGGCGAACCCGGCAAGGATTACACCCTCACCGCCGCGGACAAAACCGAGATCGCGGCAGAGGTGATCGCGGGCGGCGTGGAAGCCCAGCTCGGCCCCGTTCCGATCCCCGCCCCAGCATCTGCCGCCGTGGGCCAGATCGTCAAGGTCAAGGCTGTCGACGCTGCGGGCAAGATCACGCAGACGGAAGCGGTGGATCTGCCGACGGGCGGCGGGAGCAGCGACACTTGGGAGCTGATCACCTCCGGCGAGATGGCGGAGGCAGCTGCGCTGCTGATCACCACGGACGCAGACGGCGCGGCGCTTGCCCTCAAAAGCGCTCAGATCATCGTCGAGGGCGCGACAAGCTTCGAACGATCGACAATGCTGCGATTTGAGGTGGATAGTAGCACGGATAGCAGAAACCGCGAAGAGTGGGCTGTGGAATATCTGGGAGACGGCAAAAACAACAACCCGGATATCCGCGCCGTGTACATCGCCGAGCAGAACAAAGTCCCAATTCTGAACGCCGAAAGTCCAGCAAACGCAACCACATGGGCCACAAACGCCTGCAAGGTGCAATTCGCAAAAAAGAATACAAAAGTGAATGGCGCTAACAACTATAGTTTCGACCCGCTGACCACGACCATCAACAGAATCTACGTTGGCAATTACATGGGCAACGGCAAGCTCGGCGCAGGCTGCAAATATCAGATATGGGGCGTGCGCGCATGAGCGCCTCCCGGAAAGGACGGTAATACATGGCATTAAAGCCAGTATACAAGGACGGCCTGCCCGTCGTGCTGAACGGGCAGGCCGTGCGGGTGGATGTGAGCGCAGCCGACGCGATCCAGCACGCAGATATCCCGGACTACGTAAAATCCGAGGCGCTGGCCGTGGCGGATAAAGTCAAGGCCGTGCTCAAATCGGATGGCATCGTATTTTTGGCGGTATCGGACTTCCACCACGCGGGTGAGCAGACGGACGGCTGGCAGACGAATATCAACGCCGGAAACCTCCACGCCTGCATGGCACTCAAGGCGCTGGCATATATCCTGCCTGAGATTGATTTTGCCTGTATGCTGGGCGATATCACTTTCGGCAGCACAGCTACAACGGAAGCGCTCCTAAAATCTCAGATCGCAGAGATCAACGGCTGGCTCGACGAGGCGTACAAGGGCATTCCGCAGTTCCGCACGGTAGGAAATCATGACACCGGCGAATACAGTACGCTGGTCGGCGCGGATTATCTCTATTCCGTGATCGGAAAATACTGTGAGGGTGCGGTTTATGGCAGCACGGAATACGGCTACTGCTACCGGGATTTTGCCGATAAGAAGCTCCGTGTGATCTGCCTCAATACCTGCGAGGGCGAGACGATCAGCGGCGAGTCGGCAAGCTACATCTGCTCCCCTGCACAGCGCTTGTGGTTCGCGCAGACGCTCCATGACGTTGGCAGCAAATCCGATGCGGCCAGCTGGAGTGTACTGGTGCTGGCGCACTATCCGCTGGATTACGGCGGCACGTACCCCATGAGCAATATCGTAAAGGCTTACGTGGAGGGCGGCAGCACAACCGAAAACGGCACAACGGTAAATTTCAGCGGCCACAATGCAGCAAAATTCGTCGCAAATATCCACGGCCACACGCACTGCTTTAGAGTGGATAAGCTCTATAGCGTAGAAAACAGCGTCGGAACGGCATATGACGCGTGGAAAGTCGCCATGCCGAACGCCTGCTTTTACCGCAATAATGCCTCAGCCAGTGCGACATTCTGGGGCATTACATACGGCGATCCGACGGCATACGACAAAACTGCCGGGACGGCGAAGGACACGGCTTTTACCGTAAATGTGCTGAATCCATCAGATCAGGCGCTGCATTCCTTCTGCTACGGAGCGGGAAAAGATCGGAAGATCGGCTACGCGGCGACCGTCTACAGGAGCGTCACGGCCACCCTTTCCCACGTGACGAGCAGCAACGCCGCTGTATCCGTGGAGGATGGCGCAGCCTACACCGCGACGCTGACCGCTGAAGGCGGCTATACGCTTGGCGCGGTGACAGTGAAAATGGGCGGCGTAGATATCACGTCCACGGCCTACACAGCCAGTACCGGCGTGATCAGCATCGCAAGCGTCACTGGCGATGTGACTATCACGGCAGCGGCCACAAAGGACGTGACGTACACCAACCTCGTACCCACGGCAGTGGACAGCACAGGCGCATCGGCCCCGTACACGGACGGCAAATATCTCGGCTCCAGCGGTGCTCCCAGCGATATGAGCGGATTCGTTACAACTGGATTTATCCCGTTCGATGGTGGCGCTGAACACACCTACCGCATCGGCGGCGACGGAATCGCGTGGAATACATACGGATGCCGCATTGCGTGGTACAACGTGGATTATTCGCCAAAGGGGTCGGTGGTCAGCTACGAAAAGATCGGTAGTAGCATCTATTATCCCACAAAGGTGGAGGATGCGAATGCGGCTGCGGCATTCAGTACAGATGAAAATGTGGCTCCGACGAATGGTGCGGCATTCTTCCGCATATCCGCAAAGGGCGCAGGCACAAATCTGATCGTAACGCTGGATGAGGAAATCACATAGCTGCAAATATCAGATATGGGGGATTAGAGCATGAAAATCTACGAAAACGGCACGATTCGCAAGATGACCGAGGCAGAAATCTCAGCCCTGCAAGAAGCGCAGGCGCGGGCGGAGGCAGAGGAAAAGCACCGTCCCCTGTCGCAGGAAGAGGTGACGACCATGCTCCTGCGGCAGCAGATCAACACACTGGCCGTTGACGATGCGACGGCGTACCGTATGCGAGCGTTTTACCCGGAGTGGGCAGAGGACCAGAGCTACACTGTGGGCCAAAAGCTCCTGTACGGCGGCAGCCTGTACAAAGTCATTCAGGCCCACACGTCGCAAGCCGGGTGGAAGCCCGGCGTCGGCACGGAAAGCCTCTTCACCCGCATCGACGAAACCCACGACGGCACAAAGTACGATCCCATCCCCTATAACGGCAACATGGAGCTGTTCGCGGGCAAGTATTACACCCAGTCCGGCATCACCTACCACTGCACCCGCGACACCGGCACGGCGGTATTCCACCCGCTGGCAGAGCTGGTGGGGATTTATGTGGAGATCGTAACCATTACGTAAAGGAGAGAGATCATGGATACCAAAACCATCGTCGTCACCCTCGTCTGCGCCGTGCTCGGCTCGTCCGCGCTGACGGCGGTAGTCAACGCCGTCGTCGGCGCGATACAGAAAAAGCGCGGCAAGGCGACAACGCAGGAGGCACATCTAGCCGAGATCGATAAAAAGCTCGGGAAAATGCAGGAGCATCAGGACGAGCAGTATTTGGCTATCCTCCGCCTCACGATCATGAGCGAGGAAATGCCAATGGCCGAGCGGCTGATTGCCGGGCAGAAATACGTCAAGCTGGGCGGGAACGGCGACGTGAAAAAATTCCTGCACCAGCTGGAGGCGCAATGCGGGCATAGCAGTGCGCAATAAATTGGGAGGCAGAGATGCGGGTAAAAGGCAAGTGGAGCAAGGGCGAAATGGCGCGAACCATTGTTGTATACCTGCTCCAGCTCATCACGACGGTAATTGTATGGGCCTGCGCTCTGAAAACAGTCGCCGTCCTAATTGCAGTCATCCGCAGCCCGGAGCTCGGCGCGTCGGTCAACCTGTCAGACGTGCTCGGCTTTACCGGCTGGGCAACCATCACAGAGCTTGGCCTGCTTGCCTTCAAGCGGGTTTTTGCGAAGAAAAATGAAACAGTCGAATAACGAAAGGAGTAATTACTTATGGACTACACACAGATCATCTCGGCAGTGATCGCGCTCATCAGCGCGCTCGTTTCGGCATTTTTGATCCCGTGGCTCAAAACCAAGATCGATGCCAACAAACTGCAAACCATCAAAACATACGTCGAAATCGGCGTAAAAGCGGCGGAACAGCTGTACACCGCGACGGACGGCGAGGAAAAGAAAGCCTATGTGATCAATTTTCTGGCCGAGCACGGAATCCGATTTGACGTATCCACAATCGATCAGCTGATTGAGGCCGCCGTGCTGCAGCTGCATCACGAGTTGTACGGGAGTGAGCGGGCATGAGTATCAAGATCGGACAGGCCAGCCTCGGCGAGACGGGCGGCCGCAACCAGCAGCCCGGCAACCAGAACGGGCGGGAGCTGAATATTTCCAACTGGTACAATGGCCGCTGGCTCGGCGTACTGCGCTACAAGAGCCGCAAAAAGGCCGAGCGGGCCGCACAGACGTGCGAGGCGGCCATTAAAAACCGGAACATCGGTTACGATATGAGCAACCGAAACACGGCGTATGAGGCCGCCAGAGCCGTCGGGTGGGACGTGAGCAGGATCACAAAGCCTGTGGAGACGGACTGCTCCGCGCTCATGATGCTCTGCGCCGTGGCCGCAGGCTGCGCGTCGGTCGAAGCGCTCTACCGTCGGCAGGGCAACAGCTGCACGACATACTGCATGCTGCACGATTGGCCCGCAACGGGAGACTTCGAGCTGCTGGATAGCAGCAAGTATCTGACGACGGACGCCAATCTCCTGCGCGGCGACGTACTGGTAAGCTCGGGCCATACCGTGATGGCCCTCGAAGATGGAAAAAATGCAGAGGAGGAAACCGAAATGGTAGAAAAGAGCAAGATCATCGTGGACGGCAAGGAAGTCGCCGTCGAGCGTATCCTGAAAGACGGCACGAACTACGTCAAGGTGCGCGATCTGGCCGCCGCGCTGGATCTCGAAGTCAGCAACAAGGGCAATATCGCTGTGCTGAATCACAAGAATAAGTAAGCCCCGCCCGTCGGCGGGCCGAAGGGAGTGACGAAAGCATAACTGCGCGGCTGGCTCTGCCGAAGGAGCTGGAACACCTCACGCGCAGCGACTGGGAGCGCGTCGCTGACGAGGGCTTATTGGATGAGATCGATCAGCAGATCGTGAATCTTTATATCGTGCGCAGGCTCCCGCAGCTGGACGCGGCCGGTGAAATTGGCATCGACCGCAAAACCATCTCCCGCCGCCTGCCGCACATCTACAACACCGCCCGCCGTCTGACAGGAGCATAACGAAGGAGCACCCCGAGCATCACGCTCGGGGTGCTTTTTTTGCTTAGCGGTTATTCGGAAGGTTCATTTTTCTGCATATACGCGTCAATCCACCCACGTATCAAAGCACTGGGCGTTGTGCCATTTGCTTTTGCGGCAGACTTAAAATCATCGGCAAGGTCGCGCCGCATCTTGCAGCTTACCAGCGTCATGTTTGTGGCGTCCCACTTGTCACGGGCGCGCTTTTGTGCTTCACTCGGCATGATTCACGCCCCCCGTTCTCATCGCCACATGGCGTCGCATTCTGCAAGCATACGTCCGCTTGCGCTGCGGATGCTCACCGTTCCCTTAATTGCGTCGCCGTCCAAGCGCTCCGCAGTTTCGATGTAAACTTTCGTGATAGTTTCATCTTGCGTGAACAGGAAGCCGTCACCGTCCTCGGTTTCAGCTACACGAATAAAATCCGGCAGTTCAATTTCTGCGTGAAGCCACGATCCGGGATAATTCTCCTTCTGGGTGGCTTTGATGAAAATCTTATCCGGGATATTCCTAAAATCAGAACGGATGCGGTAAAGATGTGCAGTCATTTTTTATTCCTCCTCTAAATCTGCTTGCAGCTTGTCGAACCATGCTTCTGTTTCCGCCCGGCAGTGGGCTGCGTACTCTTCGTATGTTTCGAAATCCCCAATAATGTATCGGATATTGGTAAGTCTATAGATTTCGAATGTGTGGATATCCGCGAAGCGTTCCGCAATCTTATGCCCTTGCAGGTTCTTGCCGTAAGGTTCGTCTCCTACTGGAGCCATAACCTTCGCCAGAATTTCCGTTTGTTCCTCATACCATGCGTTGCGTTCCTCCTGCGTCTCAAACCGCATCGGTTCCTGCGCGCGACCGGCGGCGCTTCCGGCCTTCATGATTCTGGTGATTTCCTCTACGTTTTCCATTGTTGTTTCCTCCTTCTCAGCCCAACGCGTCAATGAGCTTCGACGCGTTGGACTCCGTTACGATCAGCTCAAGCTTTTTTACAACATCGACGATTGTAATCTTGGAAGTGCGGGCTACGATTGCCGGGCGGTTTTTCGTGAACCATGCTTCGACGGACAGGCCTTCCGATTCCGCCCGCTTCTCTGCTGCGGCGTGCCATTCTTCACTCATGTTTTCGAGCCGGACTTTATCTTCCACCGCGAAGAATCTGGCGAGCTTTACGTGGCAGCCCGCAAGATCACGAGAGATGAATTCGTCGCGCAGGGCCTCTGCATAGGAAATCTGCTTTTCAGAAACGCCGGTGATCTTGGGAAGCGGATGCTCGGTGCCGAACTCGGCGGCAATGTATGCGTCTAGTTTAGCCTTTGCTTCTGCTTTTTTCGCTGCGGCGTAGCAGGACGGGCAGACAGTAACGTGCTCTGCCGCCCACTCTTCGTAGGAAGCAGCGGCGCTGCTATTGGCGCAAGTGCGGACGTGCTCGAACGTGCCCCCACAGATTTCGCATTTGCAAGTAATCTTCGCCTTTGCCATTGTCGTTGCCCTCCGTAATTTGTTTTTGTTTTATCTTATGGCTTTATTATATACCGTAATACCGTATATGTCAAGCACTTTTCAAAAAAAATTTTAAAAAATATCGAGAATGACAGGTGGTACACAAACGCCCCATAACTGCCCCACAGATGTCCCCCGGCGAAACCGGGGAGCTACTAAAATGGTATCAGAAAGGGGCGATACCGCATGGCATACAACCCGTATACGGGCCGTTGGGAAATGGATCCCGCACAGCAGATCCAGATGCAGCCCATGCCGCGGCCGCAGATGCCGCAAATGCCGCAGCAGCCGCCGAAGCTCGGCGTTCTGACCGTGGCCAGCGAAGCCAGCATCAACAATCTGCAGATGCAGCCGAACGACAACGCGCTTGCGCTGCATGAGACAGAGAATCTGCTGTACTACATCCGCACCGACAGCATGGCAGCAAAGACCATTGCACGGTTCCGGATCTTCCCGGAGCCGACGGAAGAGGAAAAGGCGGCGAACCAGCTGCAGGAGCAGCTGAGGCAGATCACAGACGGCCTGCAGAGCATGGCCGGAAAAATTGAGGAAATGGAGGGAAAACTCAATGCAAAATCCGATTATGGCCCTGATGGGCGGAAACGGCGGGGGAAGCAAACTGCTGAACGGCCTGCTGCAGACGGCGAAGACGACGCTGCAGGGGCAAAGCCCGCAGATGGTGCTTAGTTTCCTGGCTTCGCAGCCCGGCTTTGAGGCGTGGTTCGAGGCGAACAAAAACAAGACGGTCGGCGAGCTCGTCGGCCAGATCGGCAAGTGATACCGCGCGCAAGCGCCTATCAAAATTCATTCCACCCAGAAAGGAGGGAAAACCATGGATAAGGATTATGGCTTCGGCGGATGGGGCATTGTCATCCTGATCGCGCTGTTCTTCCTGCTCTTCGCGGGCAGAGGCTTCGGCGGAAACGGCAGCGGCGAGAGCGCACCGGCTACGCAGGCCGACGTGCAGCGCGCGACGGACTTTGCGGCCCTTGAACGCCAGAACAACGAGGGTGTCGCGGCAACGCGCCAGGGCGCGTATGACGTCACCAGCGCCGTCAAGGACAACGCCTACAACATCCTCGGCGAGCTGCGCGATCTGCAGTCAGTCACGGAGGCGGGCTTCTCCAGCCAGCAGAAATGCTGCTGCGAGATCCTGCGCGCGATCGACGGCGTTAACTACAACGCCAGCATCAACGCATGCGAGATCAAGACGGCGATCCACGCCGAGGGCGAGGCGACCCGGACGCTCCTGCAGCAGCAGGAGAACCAGCGTCTGCGCGATGAGCTTGCACAGAGCAGAGCCGCGAACAACGACTATATGCAGTCGCAGTACATCCTCGGCCAGCTGGGACGGTACTACCAGAACCCGCCCTGCAATCCGTGCGGCTGCGGCGGCTGACACGGGTACACCCTGATATAGCTATCCGGGGCATAATGCCCCTTGAAATAAAGCCAAAAGAAAGGAGCTTTAAAAATGGCTTGCAATAGCGGAAATGGAAACCGGGCGTATCAGAAATCCTGCGTCCGATATTTTAATAACTCGCCCCAGCTGCTCGCGGCTGACAGCGCAAACGTGCTGACGCTGGCCGGGGCAAAGGTCGTCAACTCCGGATCGTCCATCCAGGTCGAGCCGCAGAGCTATGATACGGTCAAGATCGGCCTGTACCATCTGGCCGCGGACGCGGTCATCGCGGCGACGGCCGCGGGCGTCCTGACCCTGCAGTGGTACATGGACGGCGTCGCACTGCCCTGCACACTCAAACGGATCACACTGCCGGCCTCTGGCAATGCGGAAATCCACACGGAGACGGACTTGGAACTCTCCGGGTGCTGCTGCTGCGTCAACCACACATTCACGCTCGTGGCGACAACCGACAGCACGGCGGCAGGCTCCGTGATCGAGCTCTGCACGGGCCTGCTGAAACTCGCGTGAGGTGCTGACATGGATGAGATTGCAGCGTACAAGAGCAAGCTGCACGAAGCGCTCAAAAAGGAGATGGCCGCGCCCATCTCCTGCAGAAGCGTCAGTAACTGCACAATGCTGATGGACGCGATCTGCGCAGCTGACAAGCTGAGCGATAAGCCGAGCACTTACGCACAACACTTCGAGCGCGAAGAGGCCATGCAGTGGGCGGACAGGATGCAGAACGCAGACGGATCGACCGGCCCGCATTGGACGATGGAGCAGACAACGGCCATTGCGGACAGCATGGGCATCCCAGAGCATGAAATCCCGCACTGGGCGTGGGGCGTGACCATGAACATGATGTACTCGGATTACTACCCCGTCGCGGTAGAATTCGGCCTCAACCGCCCGGAATTCTACGCAGCCCTCGCCAAAGCGTTTTTGCTCGACAAAGACGGCCCCGGCCCGGAGCGGAAGCTCATGAAATACTATGAGCATGTGGTAAAATAATAAAAAGATCCCTCTCCGAATTGGAGAGGAATCTTTTTATCTTTGCACGATCATCCCAATAACACCATTTACAAATATGATGTGTTCGGATAAGTGCATATCTGGTACGCCGGACGCGCCGAAATCCGAAACGGAAGGCGGCGCGAGGGAGAGGGCGTCGGCGTAGGTTACTTGGGCGGAATCGGCTACATTCAGGAATAATTTGAACGAATCATCGTACAGATAGATCGCGTTTACAAATAAATCTATGACTTTTTTGCGGTATTCCAGATCGGATCGGTCGCCGGTGCGGAACTGGTTGAGCCATACGACGATGTCCTCTTTTTTGATCTGGACACGGCTGGCGATGCGGAGAGATTCAAGATCAGCCTCCAGCGCCTGCTTTCGGGCCTCGGCAGTTTCAATGCGCTCGTTGATCCTGCGGCGGGCGGCTTCCGCCGTTGCGGAGATCAGAGCGTCGACAAGCTGATCGATCTCCTTGTCGGCGTCGCGGATCTGCTTCTCCAGCGGCTTAATGCCGGATGCGTCATAGCTCTTTTGATACTCCGCCACCACGCGCTCGGCTGCGCCGTCGATCCAGCTGTCCGTCAGGACGCACGAGCCGATATAATCCACAATACTGGCTTCGAGTTCGTCCTTGCGCTCATTGCGCTTTTTGCAGGTGTGCTGCTTCTTCCGCGCGGCGCAGGTGTAATAATAATACGTCGCGCCGTGCCTGCCACGCCCGCACTCCCCTATCATCGGCGCGCCGCACTCGCCGCAGAACAGCTTTCCATGCAGCAGATATTCAACTTTCGCCTTTGCATGGCCGGGGGCCTTGGAATTCGCCTTGAGCCGGTCGCGCACACGCTTTTTTAGATCCTTTGAGACGATGGCCGGGAATGCGTCTTCAATCACGATCTCGCCGAGGTAGTCGTACCTGCCGACATACCGCTCGTTTGCAAGGATACGCTTTACCGAGGCTAATGTGAGCGGGTTCCCACGCTGGTTACGGTAGCCGAGCCGCGCGCAGTCGGCCACGATCTGCTTTTGCCCTGCGCCGTCGGCATACTGCTCATGGATAAAGCGGACGATCCGGGCCTCGTCTTCGTTGATCTCGTAATGCTTATTTACAACGCGGTAGCCGAGCGGGGCGAGGCCGCCGAGGCTCAGCCCCTTCTCGGCGTTCTGGCGCATCCCGCGACGGACATTCTGGGCAAGCTGGCGGGAATATTCCTCTGCCATGGCCTCCAGGATCGCCTCCAGCAGCACGCTCTCGCTGCTGTCGCCGACGCCCTCAGTGACGGACAGAACGCGCACGCCGTTCGCGCGCAGTTTCTTTTTGTAGATCGCGCTGTCGTACCGGTCGCGGGAAAAGCGGTCGAGCTTCCACACAAGCACAAAATCAAACGCACGCTTTGCGCTGTCGGCGATCAGCCGCTGGAACTCCGGCCGCGTCTCGGCGTATCGCCCGGATAGCGCCCGGTCGCAGTATTCGCCAACGACGCGGTATCCGCGCTGCTGCGCGTATTCGCGGCATTTGGCAAGCTGGCCGTCTATCGATTGGTCGTTTTGCCCGGCGGAAGAATACCGGGCGTAGATCACGACGTTGGCAAGATTCAAATTATCCACAAAAGCCTCCAAAGATACCGCTCTGGCTGATCGGGCCGGGGCGGTAATTTTCATGTGCGAATCCAGCCGATTGATGGGATGAGCACGTCGGCCACAAGCACAAGGGCACACAGCGAAAGAATGCCCAAGAGAATGAGCGTCACGAGCCGGTGCATGCGCAGGGATTTCTGCTGCTGGGCAAGCTGCGCACGAAGGGCCGCGTTCTCGGCACGGAGTTTTTCAGCATCGGAAGGCTCAGCAGGATCGTCATGCGGGATGCCGAAATACTCATCCATAGAAACGCCCATCTCCCGGCAGATCGGGCCGACCGTGTAAACAGACGGATTTTTGATGTCGCCGCGAAAGAACTGGGATACGGTGCCGACGGAAAGGTCGGTATTTTCGGCGACGTCCTGATTTGTTTTGCGCGGAGTGATCGTCTGCTTCTGCTCACGGCACAAATCAGATAATTTTTCCTTCAAAACATGTCTTTCCCCCTAAAAAAGCAAGACGTCTGACTGTAAAAAGCAGCTGTCATATCTTTACAAGTCTACCATGGGCAGGCTAGCATATAGTTACAGACGGCTCCCGGTCGCCTGCGCAAGCAAAAAGCCCGCGCCGTTGTTCGGCCAGCGGCGCGGGCGAATCTCAAAAGCTACTGCAAAAAAATCGACCATCCGCCCTCTGCCGTGACAGCCATAACCGTCGCGTCAGAATCAACACGGACTGTGCCGTTGTACGGATCGACCGTATTGACAAGCAGATCAAATCCGCTGCCGTATGTCTTGACGGCAAAGTGCCGCGCCAAGCTGTTGCCGTTGATAACGGCAGAGCTGCTGCCGAGCGGGATGAGCAAAACCGCGTCGTCAATGCCGCTGTATGTCTCGCCTGCCTTAACAACAGGGGCAGTGTAAAGCGAGACGATGGTAATTGTCCAATCCCCTTCCGCCTTGACTTCGAGCGTCCGCGTGTTCTGCTCGGAATCGAGGACGCTGCCGGTATAATAGTCCGTGGTATTTACAAAAAGCTCTGTATAATCCCCGGAGGAATCATAACCCGTGACGGAAAAGTGCCGGGCATCGGAATTTCCGGTGATCTGGAAATAGTAAAGCGAATCAAACGGGGAGATATCAAAATAATCATCGCCGCTGCCGGTGTAAGTGATCGGTTCTGGCGGAATAAATGTTTCCTCGGCAGGAGCGGGTTCAGGCTCCGAACCGGATTCAGCAGGCGCTGGGGTATCGCTTTCCCCCTCCGCAGCAAGCCTGTCAGAAACGGCCTGCGCGGAAACCTGCATTTCAGCGGGCGAGTTTTTGAAGTCGCGCGCGCCGATGATTGCACTGATGATTTGCGGAGCCAAGTATATAACGTAAATGGCGAGGATAACAAGCAAGATCGTCAACACTTTTGATTTCTTGCGCGGACGTTTATCGCAAATCTCTGGGCCGCGCGCATCATCATCGGCATGACGTGGAGGCTCGGGCACGCTATGTGGCGGAGAATCGTCGCCAGCAGAAGTGGCCCGCGGGAAGCTAGAATCACTATAAACAAAGGCAGGTGCAGAGGAGCAGCCAGACGGTCGCGCAGAAGATTGAGCCGAATCAAGCTGTGCTGCTTTCTTGGCAAGCTTGGATAATTCGTCTTGCTTTTCGGTATCTGTAAGCTTCCGGCGCAACCTGACATATATGCGCGCACCGTATTTTTTATCAGGAAAATCATCCTCCGGGCCGCCGTAAACCTCGCAATCGTCACCGGATACAGAATAACCGTCATCCTCCATCCGGGCAAGCTCCTGCGCAACACCTGCGGGGACGTTTCCGACGTCGCGATCATCAAAATAAACGTGGTAAGCGGGGGCACCCTCATACTCATAGCGTTCTAGCTCAACGACGACGGCTTCAAGCTCTTCCTGCTTTTTCGCCGCTCGGCGGAGAGAAGATTGCCGGGAAGACCCGTCGGGGGCCTTGTACGAAGATCCGGCAAGCTGAAAATCCCAAACCTCAGTCCAAGCGTTAACACGGCGTTTTCCGATGTTCATAGCTATCCTCACAAAAAAGTGTGATATTTTTTGTAAAATCTCATAATTGTAATTTTAGAACAGATGTTCTATGATAATCATGCGATGAAAAAATATCTTACTTAGAATTGTAAATCAAATGGAAGAAAACCTCAACGGCAATAGTAAACAAAAAATAGAAGAGATTTTTGTGGAAGAATGGAGGCACTTATGGAAATGGAACGGAATTTGCTGCTGAAAGAGATCAAGCGCCTGCTGCGGCTGGCCACAGATGCGGATCTGGATCTGATCTGGAGATTCGTGCGGAAGTTGGTCACATAGGCGCGGGAATAAAAAAATAGGCCGGGGACGGTTATTCGTCCTCGGCCATTTTTTTTGCGATCTCGGCGAGCAGCTGCCATTCGTCGGCGCTGAGTTTGCTGATGATCGATACAAACCGCTTGCGCGGCGCGTCGTCGGGATCGTGCATGACGACGCCCATGAACTCGGCGATTTCTTGATTACGCGTCAGCTTCTGCCGCATTTCGCCCTCGCCGGTGCGGAGCCAATGCTCGTCGATGTTGAATTCCCGGCAGATCAGTTTGATAAACGGCTCGTTCGGTGTGGTTTTCTCCCCTTCAAGATTTGTAATCACCCCGCGCGTCGTGCCGAGCCGTTCTGCAAAATCGGTCTGCGACAAGCCTGTGCTCCGGCGGATATCCTTGATCCGATCATTGATCGTCACCGTATCACCTCCCTTGACTATATTATACACGGCTGCGATGTATTGTCAATACAAAAAGAATAAAAATATTTTGCGTAAATGTATTGACAAAACATTTAAAAGGTGGTATTGTGTAGTCACAATACAAAACGTGACAACAAAATGTCGCAACAACGCGAGGTGAGAAAAATGTCCGAGAAGGAAAAGCAGGCAATCGAAAACCTGAACAAAAGCACCGAGAAGCTGACGCCCGCGCAGATGCAGCGTCTGAGCGATATCGCCTATGGCATGGCGCTGGCGAAGGAAGGCAAGCAGGAGGAACGGAAGGAGGCGTGAGACCATGATCGCCGTTTTTGGGAAACGGGGGCCGGACGGGAGATTTCTCCCCGGCGAAACTTTTGAATTTAAGCATCCCGGCGAAGAAAACGGCGAGCCCGTGATCGATGCCTTCGCCCGCTGGGCGGCGGAACGATACCGCCGGGAACAGGAACAAAAGGAGGCGAAGAAGGATGGATGATTTCCTCAAGTTTTTTGCCGCGAAGGTGCAGAACTACCCTATGCACCTTGAGATCACCTACAGCAAGGTAACGGACTGGGGCGTCCGGGTGTGGCGGAGGGGAACCGCCTACGACGGGGACGATGAAGAACTCGTCAACGTCCAGGACTGCGACGCGGAGCTGTGCTTCGCGGTCGCGCAGGTGCAGCTGAAAAACTGGCTGCTGGAACACGAAGGAGGCTATTAACCATGGCAAATGCCCGTACATACACCCTGACGCTGGATGCGCAGGAGCTGCATGATCTGATCGAGGCGGCGCTGGTGTGCGAGTGCCAGGCGGCGCAAATCATCGGCGGGCTCAAGCGCAAGGGGTTGGACATGGACGCGCAGAAGCTTGTTACACAAAACGCCCGCCTGGCGCGGCTCGTCAGGCGGATGCAGGAGACGAAGGAGGATAAGCGGAATGCGGAAACTGATTCTCAGCGGAGACGATTGGTTTGAGCTGAAGCACACGCTGGAGCTGCTTGTGATCGTGACAAACAACGCGGCGAATGAGCACGAGAACATGGCTGCACACGCGCAAGTGGCGGAATTGTCTGAACGGTATGCAAACCTCGCAAAACGCGACAGGGAAAGGACGGAGAACTACAAGCGGCTTATGGCGCTGGTAGAATCGGCAGAACGCCTGCCGGAGACGAAGGAGGAAACCAATGGATAACGGGAAGGTACACGTCGAGATCGGCATGGACGGCAAAAAAACGGTATCTGCGCTATCCGGCAGCGCGCTGGAACTGAGCGCTGCTGCCGCGCGAATCCTGAACATATTTTATGCCGCGTTCTGCCAGCGGGGAATAGGCGAGGAATTCAAGGAAACCATGCGCTACTGCGTGAACCGGGAGGATAGCCCGGTATGGAGGAAGGAGTTGGCAGAATGAGAACCAATCTTGCAGAGCGGCGGATCGGGTATGAGCCGCCGGAAGGTCCTGAAGGGGAAAGCCTGGAGGAGCGCCGGGAGAGAATCCGGGCGATCTACCAGTGGCGCAAGGCCATGCGGCGGCTGGCGCGGCTGGGGTGCATTTGGCTGTCGGGCGTGGGCTTCGCGCTGTGCATCATCGCGGGCTGCGCCCACGCGACAGAGATTGCCGCCGTCCTCGGTGGCGTGTCGCTGATGACGTTTTTTACAGGGATATGCCTGTGAAGGAGCGGAAGATCACAGTCGACTTCCGCCCTGACCAGCTGGCGGACGTGATCGAGGCGGTCAACGCCTATGCGGACGATCTCAAGAATGATCGGGCGCTCCTGTACGAGATGCCGCGCGTTGACCACGAAACAACGGACGCGCTGCTGGCGCAGGAGACGCGGCTGCAAAAGCTGGCGTACTGGCTCCAGTGCGTGCAGGACGAAGCGCTATGACGGCGCAGATCTACGCGCCGCGTATGCGGCAGATCCCGCCGCCGTGCGCGAAGGACTGCCCGGGACGCGAGGCCGAATGCAGCGCACGCTGCTGCAGCTGGGCGCTCTATGAGAGCATCCGGAACCACATCTACGACATCAACCACCGAGACAAGATCAGTCTGGAGCCGGACAGAGCCGCCATCCGGCAGATCGAGAGGGCGGCAAAAAAGACAGGAGGGGCAAAAACTATGCGGCAAAATAGTATCAGCTACCCCGGCGAGCGGGCCGCGAAGCGCGCAGATATCGTCGAGCAGCCTGGCTATACCGGCAAGCACTATTTCGTGGTGGATTACGCAGGCCGCCAGCTGACGATACACGCGGCGGATGAAACGGCGGCCCTGTTCTGGGCGGCAAAACGCTGGGGCTACAGCTTCAAGCGGCCGGAATACCACCAGTCGGCCAGCGTGGCCAAGCTCGGATATCAGCCGGACAGAATGTTCGGATAAAAAATGCCCTCGTCCGGCTGGAACCGGTCGAGGGCGGAGAAGCCTGCGCTTCTCTGTGAAAATCAAGTACAAGGAGAGTATAGCATGAAAAATCCATATTTGCAAGAGGTAACGGAGATCATCCGCAAGCAGCAGGGGCCGCGCGGCCCGGTCTGGATGTGCGGCGAGAAGCTGATGGTGTACAGCCGCGGGCGGCTGGTATATGTGGCGGATATCGGCCAGATCATGCTGGCGAAGCTGACGCCGGGGAGGGATGAGGCACGATGCTGACGCATCTGAGCCTGTTTTCCGGGATCGGCGGGCTTGATCTGGCTGCCGAGTGGGCAGGATTTGCGACCGTCGGGCAGTGTGAGTTTGCCGACTACCAGACGAAGGTGCTGGAAAAGCACTGGCCGGACGTGCCGCGCTGGCGTGATGTCCGGACGCTGACAAAGGAGAGTTTTTATGAGCGGACAGGCCTACGAACAGTTGACGTTATTTCCGGCGGATTCCCATGCCAGCCCTTCTCCGTGGCTGGAAAGCAAAAGGGCAAAGGGGATGATCGATACCTCTGGCCGGAGATGCTTCGAGTTATCCGAGAGCTGCGCCCGCGTTGCGTTGTCGGTGAGAACGTACCTGGAATCATCAAGATTGCCGCCGGGCAGGTGGTCAAGGATCTGGAGCGTGCTGGCTATCACGTCGTCGTGTTTAATTTTGAGGCTGCGGCTGTCGGAGCTTGGCACAGACGATCAAGGGTATTCTTCGTCGGAATCGCAGATGTGGCCGACACCGACGACAGTAGGCTGCACGATAGCATCAGAAAAGAGAATCAATTTGATTGCGGACGGGAAAACGACATTTGTAAGCAATCAGGGGGAGCGTGGAGGCTTATCCAATCTGCGGGAGCATGTGCTTGCGCGGACGAAAGGCTTGTGGACAACGCCCTGCGCAGCGGATGCGCAGGGATCGCACGGCGGAAACAATCACAGGAGCTTGCGGACGGACGTTGCTGGGCAGCTGAACCCGACGTGGGTAGAGTGGCTCATGGGATTCCCGCCAGGGTGGACAGACTTAAATGCCTCGGGAACGCTGTAGTGCCGCAGCAGGCATACCCGATTTTTAAGGCATTGATGGAGGAGCTGGACCGATGGACTTAGAGCAAATTGCTCGCGTCTTTCCAAGAAAAACGAACGCTTCCCCGACGGATGCGCTCGCATTCTTCGGGCCGCCGACAATCGAAAATATCGCCGACTGCATCAAGGCGGGCGTGACAGAGGTACATATCTCCGTAACGTTTACGTGGGATCTCGAAAAGGCCGAAGATCTGTACTACGCATGGCAGATCCTCGGAGTTCCGGTGGAGGTTGGCGGGCCAGCGTTTGATGATCGCATGGGAGACTTTACGCCAGGTCTGTATCTGCGCGAGGGGATGATATTTACGTCGCGCGGCTGCACAAAGGACTGTTGGTTCTGCTCCGTGCCGCGCTGCGCGCACGGGGGAATCAAAGAGCTGCCGATTGTGGATGGATGGAACATCCTCGACGACAACATTCTCGGCACGTCCGAACGCCATTTTCGGGCGGTATGTGAAATGCTCAAGAGACAGAAGCACCCGGCGATCTTTACGGGCGGCTTAGAACCGGCGCTATTGCAGCAATGGCAAGCGGAACTTCTGCACGAGATAAAACCGGCAAGGCTATACACGGCGTATGACACCCGCGATGATCTGGAACCGCTGATCGAGATGGGAAATAAGCTGCGGACGGCAGGATTTCGCCCAGCGAGCCACACCATGTGCTGCTATGTGCTGTGCGGCTACGACGGAGATAGCTTTGAGGATGCTGAAAAGCGCCTGACGCAGACCATGCAAGCAGGATTTGTGCCGTATGCCATGCTGTTTCGCGGAGAGGACGGAAAGTACGATTCTGAATGGCGGAGATTCCAGCGCGAATGGTGCCGCCCGATTATCACGGGAAAGAAATTTAATGAGTATTGGAGAGGAAAACCATGAAAAACAAGGAAATCGTGAAGGCGCTGCGGTGCTGCGCGAAGGGGCTTGGACACGACGACGCGTGCGAAAACTGCAAGGTCGGAGAAATCCAAGATCGGCGGGAATACATCGAGTTTGCGGCTGCTAACGTGATCGAGCGCCTGACCGCCGAGAACGCGAAGGCAGTAGCCGAGAGGGACGCGCTGCGGGAGAAGACGCGGTGGATTTCCGTGACAAAAAAAACGCCAGAGTATGATATGCCGCAGCTTGCGCTAAATGCTGACGGGGATGCACTCATTGCAAATTACGCATACGGCGAATGGTTTGATACATGGGGACAAGACGTGGAAGTCACCCACTGGATGCCGCTGCCGAGCGCGCCGAAGGAAGGAGACAAGCATGAGTAAAGCTGTTTTGATCAGCATTCGCCCGAAGTGGTGCGAGAAGATCATAAGCGGAGAGAAAACGATTGAGGTGCGCAAGACGCGCCCGAAGATGAACCCACCGTTTAAGTGCTACATTTACCGTTCGGTTCAGGGCGGCGTCATCGGCGAGTTTGTATGCGACCACATTTTTGAAAGGATCGTCAGAGTAGGCGCAAGCTGTGAACCGCCGAAATATTGCATCTGCGATTGGAACATGGACTGCACACCACTTGATACGCTTCTTGCAGATGCCTGCCTGACAAAAGACGAGCTGGAGAAGTATCTGGACGGCGGCGTCGGCTACGGCTGGCACATATCCAACCTCAGGATTTACGACACCCCGCGCGAACTGCGGGAATTTTACGCTGTGCCAAATGAGGTAGAGGTAGCGCTCAAGGCAAAACCCAAGCCAATCACCCGCCCGCCGCAGAGCTGGCGGTATGTGGAGGAAGAGCGATGGAACGACTGACAAGTCCTAATATCAACGTAGACCCGGATACCGACCGATTTCTGCACGCCGCGATCGGCGGCAAGGAAATCGACTGGAAGCAGTGCCGGGACAGCACGCTCAACGTGCTGATCAACGGCCCAACGAGCAACGGCTTTGGCAAGGATATTTTCCGCAAGATGGCCCGCGATCTGTACGGACGGCTGAAAGCCTGTGAGGACACGGGGCTTGAACCGGAAGCAGTAGAAACGGTTAAGCTTGCACTGGCCGCAAAGCACATGGTTGATCTCGAAACGCTTAACAATACGCCAATCAGCAGGCTCGTAGAGCTTGCCGAGGCCGACAAGGACGGGCGCGTGGTCGTGCTGCCGTGCAAGGGATATTCTAGCATTGATATTGCGCGGGACGGAGTTTCATACAGACCGGATCACTGGAATATTTACTTGACGGCTTATGCGCATGGACAGAATACGCCGAGCGGGCTGAAAGTGGGGCTTTTTGACATTGGAGAGGTCGAGCGGGCGATGCAGGAGATGGAGGGCGCAAAATGACCAGAAAACGCGCAAGAAAGATCCTCATGTCAATCGGCACGAGCCGGAACCATGCAAACTGGGGGCTGACGGCAAAGCCGCGCTGGAAGACAAACGCCGGTGTGGTAGAGGATACGCTGACGATCACCCTGTATGCGAAGCTGCTGCGGAAGAAAATGGACGAGGGCAAAATAACGGAGGAATCCGAAATCCGGGCGGGAGCGATGGCAGCGAGTGAGCTTTGGCTAAAGGAGGTAAACCATGGCTGATGAATACATCCGGCGCAACGATGCTGTGGAGATTGCCGAGAGGTACGGACTTGCAGACGGCGCTGTATTGGGACGGCATACCGGACTGGCTGATTGCATTGCAAGCGAGATTTCGAGTTTGCCCGCCGCCGACGTTGCGGAGGTGCACCATGCACGATGGGAAGAAGCGGACTGGCGCGAATATGACGCGCAGAGCGGGGGAACGATACGATTTCCTAAAGCGGCAATCGTATGTTCAGACTGCCGGAACGCTTTTAAGAAAGGATCGCTTCGGGTTCAGAGCTTCTGCCCGGCCTGCGGGGCGAAGATGGACGGAGCTGCCGAATGAGCGGGCTGCGGTTTGAGAGCATGGCGGACATGCCGCCGAGGATGCGGGAGCTGTATGCCAGGCAGCAGATCGACCTCTCAGGCGCTGCGGCGCCAGCTCCCCTTCGCAAGGGGAGCCGGGGGAATACGAAGTACCACAACGAGCGGGCGGAGCGGGCCGGGGCCCGGTTTGACAGCCAGAAGGAGGCGCGGCGGTATGACGAGCTGATGGTGATGCTCCGGGCTGGCATTATCTCCGATCTGCGCCTGCAACCTCAGTTCACCTTGCAGGAAAGCTACATCACCGAAACCGGTGAGCGCATCCGAGCAGTGCGGTACACGGCGGACTTTTCGTACAAATTCGGCGGCAAGCTCGTCGTCGAGGATGTGAAGTCCACGCCGACGCGGACAAAGGAGTATCTGCGCAACCGGAAATTCATGCGGTCAAAATTCGGAATCGATATACAGGAGATTTAAAAATGCCGGAAGAAAAAAACGAATGCCGGACGGGAATGCCGTGCGGCCTGCCGAAAAGCGGGAACGCCTGCATGAACCGCACGACGGCCTGTTGCCTGAGATGCGGATGGAATCCGGATGAGCAGGTGCGGCGCAGGGCGCTGCCGCTCAAAAAGAGCGAGGACGGCCTGCTGCACAAGGATATCAGCACCAAGGAATAGGCAATCAGCCGGGGAACCATATTTTATCGGACTTATGCCGCAGGCGCTCCGCCATGAGACGGCTGCGGAAGGAAACCCCGGCTTTGCACCCGGCGCACGGAAAATCCCTCAAGCACGTGCGCCGGGAAAGCGCGTGAGACGTGCGCAAAAACGTCATCCAACACGGGGTATCGCATAGGCCCCGTGCATCGCTTGCCTCCTTTTTTATAAGCCGCCTGACGGCAGTCAAGGGCGGCTCGCCCGGAAATGCGCAGCGTAAGTCAAGCGAGCGCGGCGCGCCGGTGCGCAGACGGTGAAAGCCCGTCCTGCCTGCGGGGGCCGGAATACCGGCCCCCAGACGAAGGAGTGTGAAACTATGGGCAAATCCAACAAGGTTGCGCTGGTCTGCCAGGTCTGCGGGGCCACATTTTACAAAGTGCCGAGCGCGATCACGATGGAGACAAGGTGCTGCTCGAAGGAGTGCCGCGGGAAAGTGCAGGCAGAAAGACTGGAGCAGCGCCGCCGGGAGCTTGCAAAGGAGCTGGAGGGCCTGCGCACCGAGAGCCTGGAAGGCGAAAAGCGCCTGCCGCACAGGATCGTCCGAATCCGCATAACGGCCAAAGTCCCGGTATGGCCGGAATACCAGCCAAGGATCGGAGCCACATACCGGGCGGAGCAATACCCAATGTTCAAAGCGCCGGGATATGTGATCGAGTCCGGCGGAAAACGCATCAATATCCGCGCCAATGAGTGCGAAGAAATCTGAAAGGAGAAACAAAAATGGCAGGAATCATGGGACTGTTCGCGTCAGAACTGGATGAGTTTGTCGCGGACTACGACAATCAATTCTGGGACGCGAGTTTCCACGGAGAGACTTACCCGCCGCGGATCATCATGGAGCGCTCTACGCCGCCGCTCTACCGGGTGGAGGACGACGGATCAAAGACGCTGGAGCCAAATCCGACGATCCAGATCATCGGCAGCGTGGACACAGAGGTCGTCACGACCGGCAAGCTCCAGATCAGCAAAAAGGATTTCACCAAGCTGACCAACCGCGCCGCCGCTCTGCTGGAGCTGTTCCTGCACGGGTTTATGCAGGAGCGCAAGGAAATGGAGGCGGCGCAGGAATGAGTAAGAAAGACAAGCGCCGGGAAGCGCTGCGGCTTGGCAAAAAGGACATGAACTTTGCGGAGATCATGCAGGCAATAGGGGCGTGCAGGGCGGACGACTGCGACAAGTGCCTGCTGAACGGCGGCCCCATCGCAGGATGGTTCCCAGAGGATGTACCGGACTGCTATACCGTGCTGCTTAAAAACGCGGCGAAGCAGCTGTGCCGCACCGGGAATTGGTGGCGCTGGGATGATATCTTCCGTGTCTACCGCTGCCCGGTCTGCGGCAGGCCGGAGAAGCCACATATCGAAGTCTGGAAAAATGGCGGCGTGAAGCGCGTTTTGCCGCGCCGGTGCCAATACTGCCAAGCAACACTGGAAGGGATAGAAGGAGAAGAAAATGATCATTGAGATTTTGGAGCTTGCTGCTGCGTTGGAGTGGATCGCGCTGGGCGTGCTGGTATACCTCAAGGCGCGCAGCCTGAGCCGCAAACTGGATGTGCTGTGCGGAAAGCTGCCAATCGGCCCGGGGCCAGATCCTGCGGGCAAAAAGGGCCCGTGGGGGATCTGCCCGGAATGTGGGGCTGTCGGCTATTGCTACTGGGATGAAAAAACAGATACGCGCACGTGTATGGCGTGCGGGCACAAGGACAACGGCACTATCCGCTGAACGCATGGCCGGAATCTCCGGCCACGCTTTGAGCGGGCAGAAGACCTGTAGGGGCGGACGGCTCTGTCCGCCCAGGAGAAAGAGGTGTGGATGATGGCAAAGAGACACAAGCGCCGGCTGTTTGCCGGGAAGGTATGTACACAGATCGTGTATACCGTGTCCGACGGTGCGGACAAAAAGACCAGCAAACCGCGCAAGCCGCGCTTCCAGACGCAGGCGGAGCGCGATGAATTCAACAGCAAGCAATCGCTGGATCGGCTCGTTGCGCTGATGAACGCCAATTTCTCGCCCACAAGCCTATATTCCACGCTGACGCTGGATGCAGAGAATGAGGTACATACCGCAGAGGAAATGCGCAGAGTGCGCGACAACCTTGTGCGCCGCATGCAGTATCACTA